GATGATGATACAATGTCATACTTTGCTAAGTTAGCAAACGAAGACTAGATACCATCATTTAGTCCTCTATCTTGAGATTCCAGTCTAGTCTGTACATTAGTAAAGTTTGATGTATTATTACTAGACTGGTTTCTTGCATCTACCGCACTCATAGCAGGCGCACCACCATCTGATTGTGGTAGTGACAAATCAAATCCACCAGCGTTTGCACCTTTTCTTATTCGACTGTTAAGTGTGCTAGATCTCATCCCAGCTGCTTCTGCAATTTGGTTAAGTGTTTTAGCGTCAATACTTTTTCTTTCATCGTTATTTAAAAGTCCATCACCATCCATATCAAATGCTGACAATCCAGTCATCATATTAGATTTTACTTCTGCTTTCGATGCAGTTGATTCATTTCTCTCATCAACCTTTGCCATTATTGCTCTAAGTTCTGAATCTGATACAGGTGTAACTGTTTCACTCGGTGCACCGTAAAGAAACTCATATAATTTTGTAGGAAGTTTTTCTTTTAGAGTAGATCTAAAATATGATTTCAACCCATCCAGACTTGGCATAAAACTGTAAATCCAACTTGCAAAATCTTTTCCCCATAGTTTTATTTGATCTACACCACCTTTTATTATATCTGCTTTCTCTGTTGAGTCTGCACTAAAGAAATCTATAATACCTTGTAAGAGATTGAATGGAACACCTGCAATAGTTCCTATTATATTCTCAAAGGAAAAATCTTTGAGAGCATTTGATATGGTAGCAGCCATACCATCACCTTTTGCTTTACCAGTTTCAGGATCTATTTCTAAACCAAATGCTTTATTTAATATCCATCTAACCGCACCTTTTAACATATCGAACGGTGCACCAATAAGATCTCCTACAAAACCTCCTATACCATCACCTAGTTTTGCAATCAGCCCATCTTCATCTGAGTTTCGATATGCGTTAACACCATCGAACAGTGCAAAAATAAAACCTAGAGGCCACAAGACTTTCTTTATCATACCACCTACAACTTTTGCACCACCTAAGATATTACCACTAATAAAAGAAAATAATTTTTTACCTGAACCTGTCGCAAACTCTGCAACCCCCTCTGTTATATTCATAAGAGGTTTTAATAATCTATTAATTTGAAATGTAACTCTACCAATAAAATTCTTTTTAAATAATCCATCATCACCTTTTAGTGCAATAGGTTTACCATCTGTACCTAATCCAAAAATCTTTAGTGCATTGAGACGCATAGCATTGAGACGCATTTTTATCTGTTGACTAATCGGTGGAACTTTTTCAAATTGACCTTTTGCATTTCTGGTTACTAATCCCTCTGCAGTCAAACCAAAAATACCTAGTGCGAGGTTTCTTATTTTTACAAGTCCGTTTGTTATTGTTAGTGGGAGAGCTTTCATCATATCAATTTTCTTGATAGCGTCTATTTCCCATCCTCTAAATCCTGCAAACGCAAGACTTAGTGCTCCTAATCCAGCGGTTAAAGGTAAAATCATTTTAGGTAATGAACTTACTAATGCACTTAATCCAAACGCATCTCCGAGACCAAAACCACTTCCTCCGTCTTTTGCTTGTTTACCTTTTGCTCTTTGAACAGTGTCTTTCTTTTCTCTCTTCTCACGTTCTGCTTCTAACTTATCGCCAGCATTCGCCTTTTCTCTAAGAAAAAAAGAACCTAGCATCTTATTAAGTTTACCAAGTTCATCTTTCACTGACTCTTGCATAGTCAACATCTGATTGTCAGAGAAACTCTCATTAGCGTCTCTCTGTCTCATAACCTTTATTAGATCGTTTAACGTTGCCTCTGCCATATCTACCTCTGCATTTGTCTTCTTTGTTCTTCTTCTTTTATAAAATCAACTAACATATTTACGTAGACTTCTTTTTCCCATGGTATCATCATGTCTATCTCATTCAATGAATATTTGTGGTGTTGCATTAAATCAAAATTAGTTTTGTAATGCACCATCAAATTAGTATGAGATAGACTAATTAAAAAAAATCTTGCATTCCTTCCAAGGTCATTTTCTGGTCTTCATTACAACCTACACATTTAAATTGAATGTCGTGTTTTAAACTAGGTTGGTTCTCAACATAATTTCTTATTTTAGTAAACTGATCACTAGTCATAGATTCTAAAAACTCTATACACTCATTATAAGATGTGTCTTTAAAACTTATTCTTTCATCATCTGTTAGCACTGCATCTATAGATGAAACGATTAGTGCGAATATTCTATCCATTGAACTTTGATTTTCGCCTGTTATCTTTTCATTGTTTGCAACTTGCAAGTAAGTGGGTGATTTCATCTCTACTAAAACATTGTCTGTCAAATTTATTTTGTGATCAGGTATTTCTCCATGAATTTTTATTTCAGATAAATCTACACTCACTTCATTCTGATGTTCACATGAGGGGCAGTTAATTCCAATATTAGTAGTTTCGCCAACCGACTTTCCTCTTATCTGTGTAAACAGATATTCAACATCATATGATGTCATCTTTTGTGTGTCAATGTCATCCTGAACACACGATTCAATTGTATCAATGATTGCATGTGCAATCTGTTTAGGATCTTGTGACTCCATTGCAACCAACAAGATCTTTTCTTCTTTTACAACAAAAGGTCTGATTCGAACTTCTTGTTTTAAAGATGGTATAGTTACCGAATACTTCGGCATATCATTTAATTTAGGCAATGCCATAATTTACTCCTAAGATAATATAGATCCAAATCCACCACTAACAGAGATGAAGCCTTGTGGATCATTAATCGCTTGCCATCTCGTATATGAGAACTGTACAGTCACTTGTACTAGTCCATCCAATTCATTATTCAATTCAATTGCACTTACGGTTGTTGGAAATGCATCAACCAAAAGTACTGAATATACTGTGCCGCCTCCTAGTCCTACGTTTATAGATGCAGGGCCGACATCAATGTTCTTATTTATTATAGGTTTTCTCAATTGGTGAATACGGATATCTCTCTGATAATCTTTCTTGTATCCTACTATATGCAACTCCTCAGTAAGCATAGTAGACATCCACCTGTCTATATATTTTTTTACTCCATAATCGTTGAGTGCATAGAACGTCATCGACACGTCATCTACTGCATATCCATGCACAACCTTTTGAAACTCTAATCCGATTCTACGATCATGAGTCATCATTTGTTTTCCAGGCAACGTTGTATTACTACAGAGTATGTTCAACTCATTACCACCAAGTGATGCAATCCTACTTAATAGATTGTTAGTACCGATAGTAGGCAACTCTACAAGAAAGTTACTTGTTCTTGCAAATCCTAATTTAGAGGATGCTAAACTCTTTAACGTATCAACACTTGCCATTAAATCATACTCCTAGAATCTGAATATACTTTACTTCTATTACCTTCAAAATCTGCAGTCGGTAAGAACGTTGCGATTTCCCATTCGGGTGCGGATACTCTCGCAAGTCTACTCTTTACATGTGCAAACAAATAATGTTTATAACATGGTTTAAAAAATCTTAGTTTAGCAGTAGCAGTTAATACTTTATAAGATAACTCGAACCTTGTACTATCATCGTATTTATTGTTGGTAGTTATGTTCATCAACGCATCTAACATCTTTGCTCTTAGCACTGGGGGTAGATAGTGTAGGTTCAATCCATAAAACCCACCTTCTGCAGGCCCGACTATGATTGACAAAGGAAACCTGTCATAGTAAGGTAAAGTTTTCTTGTGCTTTGGATCATAGAAGAACATATTCATCGAACCAATTAACGGTTGTGACTTGTTGACTAGTTTCACTTGTTCATCTTGCATCAACTGATTTCTATTGACTTTACCCATTGACGATAGTTTACTACGAAACCAAGCACGTGATTGTTGAGTTCGTGGGGTAATCCCTGCACGAAATGCTTCTTGTTCTACTTTGGCAAATAAATTAGACATAACACTATTTATAACTATTTTTTAGGTTTTTTTCTAAAAGGTTTCAAAGGTTTTAATTTCTTAGTCTTCTTAAACTCTTTCAGTATTCCCATAGACTTCAACGTCTT